GTCACGCCGATTGTCACGAGAGGGAATGCCGCAAAGCCTTGTACGAGGTGGGCTGCAGCAGCGGTAGGAGTGCCCGTCTCTTTCCAGGAGAAAGAGACGGGCACAGGTTGGCGCAGTGAAATGGCCAAGCGGATAGGTTGCTGCAGGGCAGCTATGAAAGGGGATGAGTTGCCGCAGTGGGCACACTGGTAAAAGTAGGCATCCATCACATCGCTGTGACCGTGCGAGCCGCCGGACGCTAATCGCACTTTGAGAGAACCACCACGGTGTGGCGTAGCCCTAAAGGTTCTGGGAATTTGTTGGGGCCGACCACGATTTTTGGCTGGAATGATGAAACAGGGAATTAACCGCAGTCTGTTTCTAGTTTCTCTACGCTAGGCGCCATTGCTGTTGATCTTTCCAATCATTTGGAAATCCCATGAGCCTCAAATAATCCAGTTCCTGCTGATCCATGATTTCGGCCAGGCGAAGCTTCCACTGGCTGTCTGGGCTGATCAAGTCGGTTAGGTAGGCCAGCATCGTCAATACGACGTAGAGCCGCTGTTTGGGCTGAGGCTGGTCGGCGGGGGCAGTGGGAATGGCCCATTCTTTAGGTAAGGATGGTCGAATCGAGAGTTCTCGGTTCCATAGCCGTGAGTGGTGGGCACAGCAGTTGCGAATGAAGGTCAGCGTGTGGAGCCAGGAGGCCAATACTTCGAAGGGCAAGCTGAATCTGGTGGCGATAGCTTTCTTGTCGGCGCTTTTGCCTATGGCATTGAAGAGGGTAGATACCGTCCCAAGGCTGAGCTCTTCCAGGACCGCCCAAGCGGGTGGCAGCTCAGGGGAGGCATAGGTTGCACCGTAATATCGGAAGTAGTTGTCACGCATGCGGTTTTCTATCCGCTGTTGTTGGAGCCCATCGGCTTGCCGACCCTTTTTGATGCGGTCGATATCACGTCTGAGTTTGCTGCGTTCCTTAATCAATTGCTCCCGCAACGGACGCAACAGATCGGGGTGTGAGTATGACGAGGAGAAGACTGACGCGTCAGCTATCCAGTCAGGCCCGTACTTAGGGCACATATGATTGCTGATAGTCGCTCGTATGGCGACTTCGACACGTTCGATGGCATCCATGGTGATGCGCCGCAACGAACCATCGAAGCGGTAGATATCGACGATTGCCTTCAGTGTGCTGCCAGGCTTGAAAGTATGTTCAGGGTCTGGCTCCTGAAAGGGGCGCATGTAGGGACTCAGACGAAACAGCGTGACCACTTCGAGAAAACGCATGGCCCGATCATCGTTGGCGATGTGCAAACCTCGTTGCTTTAGCAGTTCCAATTGCTGTTCTACGCTGAGGGCCGGCTTGTCGAAGGGCCTCATGTAGTTTTCTCCGGGCAAAAAAAACCCGCACGATTTGAGCTTGCTGACTGGGTCAACCTAGGCTTGGCGGGTGTGTTGTGGTGCATTATAGGTCGGTGCAAGCGACCGTCAACGTTGTACTGACGTGAAATTGTAACGAGTAGGAGCGCAGGCAAGGTTTGGTCTGTGGATGCTGATAAGGCGATATTGGTCTTATCCAGCTCCTAGGAAGGTTCAACCTACAGAAACAACAAAGCCCTCGCATTTCTGCGAGGGCTTCGTTTTGTATGGTGCCGGCACCAGGAGTCGAACCCGGGACCTACTGATTACAAGTCAGGCGATTTTTATAACAAAAACAATAAGTTAGTGTCGGTGTTGTTACGTCAAGAATGGCTTTTAGGCCAGGTGGGGCAGGCGGGCGTATGGCTTTGTTACGTGGTGTCTGGCATGCCCTGTGTAACCAGACCCAGAGTTTCGTCTTAACGCCCCGTATCGGGCTCGTTTGATTGAGAGAGATAATCGTTCAGTGTGTAGCGGATGCTTGACTTTATATCGAGAATAGAAGTTTCCGCGATGTTCTGTCCCGTGACCCCGGCAGGTAGGATAGTTAATCCTAAAGCTTTGGAAGCAGCCGCTCGTGTGAGCTTCTCCCCTGGAAAGCTTTTAACGCTTACGGTATCTGTAAAAAGCGCCTTTTTTAGATCAGTAACCAATTGTTCCGGATCGTGATCCTCTTCAGTAACTACCAAAATCTCTAAAAAATACGGTGATGGCATTAAGCCGAGGTTGCCTGTCCATTCTTCATCTGACGCATGATGGATATTCAAATATATGCCGTAGAGCTTTGTACTGCGCAATAACTTCCCGTCGAGCACATCTTGAATTCTGCTTTCTTTTAAGATTCTATTGAAGTCATCCGGCAATGTCACACGAGTATAACTGCGAGCAATCCAGCCAGCTAGGTTATCCAGCCATTGTGCGTTCATCCAGTTTTGGACATCCCTACTGGAATCCACAATTTCAAAGTCTGGAGCACCCAAAGTTACTAAGCTAGCCCTGTCTATCCAAGAGCGTTTTTGAATGTCTACTTCAAAATAAACCGTCTTGCCATGGGCGATAGCCTCCAGATGCAGAATCCGAGGGTTGTTACCTTTCGACAAAGAATTATCAAGCGTTGGTATGGAACGAGCCCAAATTAACTCCACAACTGGAATCTTACAGAAGTCTGGGTTGTACAGATTACAAGTCTGGGATGCAACGATCCACCAGCCATCAGACAAGTTGTTTTCATCAGAAGAAACAAGGCCCTGCAATCGTTTTTCAGAGATTACAGAGCCTTGCCACCATCCGGCGGCCTTGATTGAAGTTGCTAAAGCTATATCAATGTCAGCCAAAGTCCGCTACTCGATCAATATCTGAGGAGTGTGCATTGCCTAGGTAGGTTTTAGTATTCTGTTTTGCCTGTGGACCTAAGCGAGGCGCTAGCTCGGCCAGCTTCAAAGACGCCTTAGCAATTTTTTCCTCGTCGCCCAAACTATCCTCGGAAATAATATCCATAAAAGATTGTCCGTTTACAGAAGTCAACCACACTCCCTTCAAACGTTTGAGATTGATTCGATCGCCATTAGCCGCAATTATCGCTGACATAATGTCCAAACGCCTGGTGTTTGCGGTTCGAGGTGCAGTTCCATCGAGCCAGTCATAAATCGATTTCCTTGTAACTCCAAAGAACTGGGCAAGCTGGGTAATCGATAATCCAAGGTTTGTCTGGAGGTCTTCTAGTTGTCCTTTGAATGTTATATCTGCAGTTATAGTCTCTTGGATAGTGATGTTTTTAATGTAGCTTTCTATTTTTCTGTCTAAGTCGATTGACTCTCTGCGGTCGACCGTTAAGATAAGTCTAGGCGGCTCTTTAACGTAGCCAGTTAATCCGGCGGGAATATTGCGGTCTATTATTTCGCTCATGAGCGAATGAATTGAAGCATATTTTTGAGCAAGACGCCCAGGCAGTCTTTGTTCGCTCACTCTAATTTTCATAGAAGAAGCTGAGCCAGAGAACGTTCGGCCTGTACTTGCCAATAAAGGAGGCAGAGTGTACTGGTCCGTTGTAGGGTTTTCCGCGTAGCAAAGCATTAGGATTCTCCTTTCCAAACCTTAAACGCGTAGTCGCTAAATACTTCTTCGTGCCTGAAAAAATTATTAGCTACAGTATGAAGCTTTTTTAACTCGTCAATGATGCTGTCTTTCGTGCGTCGTTCTGCGCTTTCAAATATAGCGACTGCGTCCATGTCCAACAAGAATTCTTGAGGCTTTAGTTGGGCGAGCCTTAAGGGGTTTTCAATTCCGTTGAATACTGCAAGAACAGGTATTGCATCTTGAGGAACTGGCAGCATTCCAGGGATATTAATTAAGTTTACTCTTAATCTATGCTTTCCGCAGGTGTATTCATTAACAAAGTGCCCACCAGAAGAAGTGTAACCTTCTATCGTTGGAGCAAGAAATTTTTCGGATATATACGCGGAGGCTTGTTCCTTTTCTTTTGGTTTTATGTGGTCTATGTATCTAACGCCCATATTTTGTACGTGCATGAAATTCATGTGCGCGAGAAGCGTTGTTAGTACTCTATCAATCTTAGCCTCAAAGTCGGTAAAATTTAAATATTGAGGGCTAAAGACTAGAAGCTGATCTTTTGTAATTTGGACGCCATAACTTTTGTCCAACGAAATAAGCATCCATGCTTCGCTGTTGAATGTCGCGCCCTGAGGTGCCCCGTCGACAGCCTCTACCTCAATATGGTGCATGAGTGGCAGGACGTCTCGCAGATCGTTCTGTATTTCATCGATTCTCTTGCCCAACAGAGGCCAGGGGGCGAACCTGACGGAGGCGAAAACCATCGTGAGGGGGGAGTTTTTGAGGACGCCAGCGCGGGTGGTCATTTATATGAGGTCCGAACCTAGGAAAGGTGCTTGGTGAGGAAACTATACACCAAAGTAAACATTTTTTTTGAAATCCGATGAGCTGTGGGAGGCCTGGCTGCCGTATAACCCCCGTAACTGCGGATTGGTTTTGTCAAGTCAACCGTTTTACGGTTGTCTGTGACAGGGCTACCGATGCGTAAAAAACCTTAAAAATCAACGTGTAAAACCAAACGTTTAGATCATCCCGATCGGGACGTCTTGGAGATGGCGGCTGTCTAATTTCGTCAATTCCGGGCTTTCATTCGGCTGAAGGCGACACCGTTGGAACACTCAAATCGTAGATGTCCATCATTTTGGGGTCGCGATGGCCGCTGGCCTCCTGCTTGTCAGCACGCGTTCCTGAGGTATCGGTGACGCCTCGCCGCTTCAAATCATGCAAGCCGAACCTGTCTTCCGGATCTATATCTCCTTCTGCTATGGCAAGGGTAATGAATCGTTGCCAGGCTGTGTCGAGGCTACTCTTGCGAAGCGGACCTCCATGACTGGCCACGATAATAAAACGCTTGGACGCAGTGATCGGAATAGGGATTTTCCGGTGTTCCCAAGTTTTCGCACGTACAGCTTTGGCACCTTCCCAAACCGCGCGTAGCCTAGGTGTCCACCGGACAATGTTGTCTCTACTACCTTTGCGTCGATTGGTTAATATCCCTTCTTCGAGTGCATTGGCGTCTGTTAGCGTTACAACTTCAATGCCGCGCAACCGGCATAGGTAAGCGAGCTCCATTACGGTGGCTAGGTATTGGGGACAACCCCCAGGTTCATTGCGTGCGAGCCTTCCACGTGCTGTGGCACGGTCTATTAGGATTTCCATAGCCGTTTTCCTCGGTAACCGGCGCTGCTTTCTCTCAATCGGTGCCTCAACGCCCACTGCCGGGTTCGTCTCCAAGAACCCCCGATTACGGCCCCACTGCAATACCCTCCGTAGATACCTTAATGCATGTGCCGCCTTAGAGGGCGTACCTTCGTCTGCAATGCGATCTACAACGCGTTGTACTAACGAAGCAGTAAACCTTTTTATGGCTAGATCCCCCAGAGGTTTACCTAATTTGGTGGGGATGTTTAGCAAGACATCTCGTGAATAGCAATAATCCCGGTGGGTCTTCGGAGCCAGCTGCTTATACCGGGCACTTTGGTGAAATTGTTCACACACGTAGCGAAGTGTTCCTCTGTCGATGTTTAATCTCACATCCATGATCTGATGAAGCTCTGCTAACGATATGTCAGCAGGTGCTACATTTTTTCGGCGTTGCTTTCCAGTCTCATCGTAATACAGGGTGTACCAGACGCCGCTGCCGCGCTGATCAAAGTACATACCTGCAGGGAGAGCGGCCTGGTCAATATGGGCAGGGATATGGGGATTGTGCTTACGCTTTCTAGCTCGTCTCATAAAATGTCGGAATCGTAAGAATCCTGGCTAGCAGTGGGAACGCCTCCGGCGCGGTTAATCAAATCTATGGTAGTCCATGGACCTGTACGTCCTCTGAATAGCCGGATGCCCTGCTGAAGTAATAAGCGCTCCACATCGGACCGTCGTTGATAGCCGGTAATGCGCTGCAGATCTGTAAAGACGAGGATGTTGCTCGATTGGGAGTTCATCGCTTGCCTCCTCTAGTTGGAGCACCTTGAATAGTGTAGCTCTGTGCCAAGGAAGGAGTAATTAGAAACTGCTTGTTTGCTTGCTGGCGTCGGGAGCCGCCTACACGTTCATAAGTGAAGGCCTGGTTGTGCATAATCTCTTTCCTTGGTGGTTCAGGCTTTGAAAATCCAGCATTTAACGGTGGGGCACCGGGTGACCATGGGGTTTTTGAGCGCTTGCGCGGACCGCACAGCGCTATCCACGGCCTTGTAATCCAGATACTTGTGGCTGCGAGACTCTTTGAGCAGGTCCTTCAACGTGGTCACATCTGCGAGCTTCTGGCGATGTTCTGCAGCACGCTGGGCGAACTCGTTGAGGTTGATGGCGATGATGTCCGGATTCTTGCTGTGGTTTACCAGGGGCTCGTCGTAGATCGACTCCAGGTAGTCATAAACCTGCCAAAATTCGGCAACAACGCTGTGGTCAGCGTTGGTTGTGCTCTGCCGCTCAAGGGCCATCTCAACGATCTGTCGGCGTGTTGAGCTGACTTGCACCTCATTTAGCGTGACTACCAGGCTGATGGCATCTAGCAAGGCGAACAGTTGGGTGTGGTTTTTGATGATCCGCTCTACACCGATGTAACCCCGCAGTGCGTTGCCGCACTTTCGGCAGGCGCCTTCAGCGGCGAACTGCGTGTCGCATGCAAAACAATGAGTGTGCAGTCGGCGAAGCCTGGTTTCGTGTTCAGGAAAGCGAAGGCCGAACAGATCCATAACCTCGGCCTCCTTGCGCACCGCTCGAAGAAGGAAATGGCTCAACACCCTTCCGTCCAGGGCATTGAGCTTGTCCGCTGCATCGCGGCTTTCCGGGGTGACCACCGGGCGAATGAAATGCAGCTTCACGATGCGCGTCATGATCGCTTCGTGGGCAACCACTGCGGCGTTCTGGCTGATCGCGATCGTGCCGCGAAACGGCGGCTCATAGGTTTCGTTGCCGGCTGTTTTGACGCCTTTGGTCGCCAGCGTTCCGCCGCCGAAGAAGTCTTTCAGCTCGTCCCATTCGAAGGTTTTGGCGTGCGCCTTGTCCTCGCTATGTCGGTCGGCCTCAAGGAACACAACTGGCATCCCGGACACCTGTCCCATCAAGCGCGACCGGCCGGCCTTGGTGGACTTCATCGGGTCGAACCCTTCGTAACCTTCACGGCCGAGTAGCTTCCACAGCAGGTTGAGTAAGGTGGTCTTGCCGGCGCCGGCTTCGCCGGTCGCCTCGAGGAACGGGAACGACTGGTAGCGGGCGCGGATCTGCTCGCAGAACAACGAACCAAAGAAGAACAGCAGGGCCGCCAATCCTTGGGTGCCAAAGCAGATCCAGAGTAGACGCAACCACTCCTCGTCGTAGCCTTTGCCATCGCGCTGCAGTTGCACCGGCACTCCCTTCTGCAGGGTCTTGAGCCGCATTTTCCCGAACTCGAAATAATCCTCGCTGTTCACCGGGTAAACGCTGCCATCCTTGATGGCAACGTCGCCATAGATGTAGCACTGGTATTCCTTGCTGTATCCGACGTAGTCAATGGTGGAAACGGTTTTGATGCCGTAGAGCTGGTCTTTCATGAGCTTGTCCAGTTGCTGGCCACTGCCGGTGTACATGGCACCAGCGGCCATTCCGAGCAGCCGTTTTTTGAATTCACTGGCGGCGGCGAGCTGGCCACTGGTGAAGGTGTTCTTGACGCTGCCAGCGTCATGAGGGAAGTCCACGCGCAGGTAATACCAGGACTCGTCGGTGACTTCGTTGCGCTGGAAGTAAAGGGCCTGGGGGTAGCAGTTGGCGATCTCCACCACGCTGCCGGACTGCTGCAGTGCCTTTTCGCGCATTTGCGCCTGGTTCAGCAGTTGATCGTCGTGCCGTTCGCTGTCCTCGAGATCCTGGACAGCACGGTTGTATTTCTCCATGTCTAAGTTGAACCAATAGAGGCGGTTGCCGAAACCCAGGTGGAATTCGCCGCGCTTGTTCCAGTCGTACATCAGCAGCGCCTTCTCGGCGGCGCTTTCAGCTATCAGCAGCGCGCCCTGGTGGCGGATCTGTTTGATTTCTGTAGCGATCTGGGCGGCTCGTTTTTCATCGCCTTCGATGAAGGCCCAGCGCTGATGCAGGTCGTTCCAGTCGACCTTGCGGCCGTCGCGCTGTGGGATCTGTGCAGCTTCGCAGACGAACCCCATTTCACGCGCTTGGCGGACCCAGCGGCGGGTGTAGGCATGGGCACCTGGTTCGTTATCCAAGGCCCATATGAGCTTCGGCAACTTGTCGGTACGATCGCGCAGCAGCGCTTTCAGCGACTCCTCAGGGAAGGCGTTCGACGACATTGCTGACACCGCAGAAAAGCCGTTATGCACCAGTGCGATCGCGTCAAAGATCCCTTCAACAATCCAGATCTCTTTGACCTTTAGTCGGTCCACGCATGGCGGGCACCACCACACGCCCCTGTAAGATTCACCTGGCTTGAAGCGAGCTTTCATTTTTCCGAATCGGGCGGGCCGGTCGATGAGCCGTTCCCAATATCCGCCCTTTTCCAGGGCAAAACGCACAGTCGCACTCCCAGCCTGGTCATGACTGGAATAGAAGGTTTCTTGGGTAAACCACCCTGCGATGAGCGATATATCGAAGCCGCGGGCAAACTCAAGATATGCCCGTGCTGTCGCTGTAGGAGCGCTTTCGGTCGCCGGTGCGCGCTTGCTCCAGTCTTCAAACAGGTCGTCGTAGATCTCTTTCACATGAAGTGTGTGACCACACTTTTCCTGCCTGCCGCAAATGAGCTGCCAGGGGCTGTCGAACCGGGTGTAAAGCTCCCTCTTATTGCATTTTGGGCAGGTCCCGCCGCGCATGTAGTGCGTGTGGGGGCGGTGCTTGAGTCCGAAATCGGATTCGATGCGCTGCAGGACGTCGTGACGTAGGTCGTCTTTCATGGTTGCTTCACTGCTTTGAGGCTTAGGGAGAGGGCCGCCATCAGGCGTTTTTGCGCGGCCATCACCGGGGTTTTTTCAAGAATCGAGCTGTGTCTTTTTTCTTTCGGCACATACCGGTATTCATCTGCGTACCAGTAGTCGTTGAGGCTCAAGCGGTACTGCTCACGTATGGCAGCCAGAAGCGCTTCGGCTTCTGCAGGTGGCAGCTGGGTGGTCAAATTCACGATGTTTCCCATCTTGAAACCTCAATTTTGGGCGCAGCTCACCCAAACCCACGGGGTGTGGGACAGGCGTTTATTTGGGGTTTGGTGTTACGAGTTGGCTAAACGAAAGCGCCCGATGTCCGGTGCGTTGATAATTCGCTCATAGATGAGACTCACCGGCACGACCCATTGGCCGCCGGTGACAGGATCAATAATCACGGTGTGGGTGGATGTGCTGCTCTGTATGTTCAGGCGCTGCCGGTCACGCACGGCGACCATAGCGCCGTTGGCAAGGTGGACGATCTTTTCAGCGACCTGTGTCAGTACGTCGTAGTCCGCCACCAAGTGTTGCACGGCCCGGCTGAATAGCTGTTGATCGTCGTTTAAGTGTTCGCACTGATGCCGCTCCAGAAATGCCAGCGCAGCGTTCTGCAATATGTCTTGGTATTCCATCACTGCAGGCAGGGCGATCATTTGGTCTTCTCCGATTTGGCTCTATAGAGATCGATGGCGGCATAGACCTCTGCGGTGCGTGCGGCCATGTGGAGTGTGTGAGCGTTCAGGATGAGATCCGCCTCATCCTCGTTAATCCAACCGTCCTCAAGCGCCTGGGCAATGATCTGGTCCACCGCACCTTGTTTCGCTGAGGCCTGCATGTGTCGGGCATACATCTCGACGTTGTCCAATTGATCCGGCTCCGCCACCTGGACGAACATGCCCCCGTACATCTTTGCCACGTAATTGGCGAGGTGCTGGGTTCCGGTTTCCTGCTCCAACTGGTGGATCTGGATATCGGTTAGCGGCCTGCAGTTGTTGTTTTCGTAGGCGTGGTTATCGAATTTTTTCAGCGGCAAACCGATCCGCGCGGCCGCGCATTCGCGGCCGCCTGGATAACTGCAAATAATTGCGCTAACGACCTCACGCCGAGTTTTTAGAACAGGATTGTTCATTTTCTGCTGGTCCCTCAGAACGCTGGCCATTACTGTGCAATTACGCCGTTTTTGATTCCAAGCAAGACGGCGGCGCGGTGTGCCTCCCCTCGGCGACATTGGCTCTGGCCACTCAGTACCGCGTAAACGGTGCTGGCATTCAGTTGGTGTTTATCAGCGAAGTCTTTTACCGACTGTCCTCGCATTTCCAGCGCTTTACGTGCTTTCTGGCGAGCTTGCTCGGTGATGCTTGAGTTGGGCATAGTGCAGATCCGTGCAATTTCATGTGGTATGAGATGCACAATGATGCACTTAGGTGCACTTGTAAAGACTAAGGATGAAAAAAAGTGCATCTTTCTGAAGAGATAGGTTCTCGCCTCCAGCAGGAGCGCAAGCGATGTGGGCTCACGCAGCTCCAAGTCGCCGAAGCCCTCGGAATCGCCAAACGGACGCAGGCAAACTGGGAATCTGGAACCAGCGACGCCACTGCTTCTTACCTGAGCAGAGTCGCCAAGGAGTTTGGCTTCGATGTCTCGTACATCCTTACTGGAGTTCGAACGACGCTTGCCAGCAGCGCCCTGAGTCAGGTTGAAGATGTTCTGATCAAGCAGTACCAAAACCTGCCGGAAGAGGACCAGAGGGCGATTCGTCGCTACGTCAATGCGTTGGCCAATGCCGCTGCTACCGAAGCGGGGTCGAGGTAAGTTGTTACTCAACATGCGCATCGTCTGACCTCATATTCATAACTATCCGCGTTTCCCGTCCGATAAAACCGATTCAGCAATGCACTGTAAGGAGTAACAAGCATGTTGGATCGCATGAACGCCGACTTCGGTACCGTTGAAATTTCGTCATCCGCAGGGGATGAGCTTTCGTATCTTGAGCGTCGATTGATTGGGCTCTTTCGACGGCTGAGTAAGCGCGAGCAGGAACATTTACGGAGGCTGACCGAGGCGCTGAGCGCTCACCCTGAAGAAGTCGACGGAGACTGACACTGCAGCCGCCGGCTCTTTCCAGTCGGCGGTTTGTCATGCGCCGGCGTGCGATCCAAGCCTTTCGAACAGCTCACGTTGTTGTGCCTTGGGTAACTCCCTCAGCCGATCCAAGAGCAACCTGTCGAAGGTTTGAGCCGACGGGCTGAGCGTGTGAGAGAAGGTAAGATTCGATACCCAGGTGTGTCCGCACCTGGCATCGAGACACTGGCAATACAGCTTGGCGAAGTCAGTAGACAGTGCCTCGCGGGATGCAATCCTGCCTTTGTGTCCGCATTTACAAGTGACTCGCATATTCCCTCCCCAGGGTGAAGCAAATTGCCATCATCCTATCGCAACAGGCAGAAACTTTCTCTTTTTGGATCCTTTATTCGACTGTTTCCACGGCTGTCGGTGTTTTCCATTCGATCCGGCGGTCCTGCCGCAAGACGTTGTTAATTTGGCTGAACAGCTGACAAATCGGCCGGATCTCGTTGCTGGTATAAACACGATCTATCTTTTCGATATCACCAAACCCCCCGCCGTTCTCCGGGATAATCCCTGCCAGTGCCGGGTTCATACGCCACGCGGCAATCACATCGTTTCGGGTGATGTTCTTCACCTTCTCCAGTTCATCCTTGGCCTGGAAATCACCCACGGGGATGATCTGGATCGCGTTTTCCTTGCCGTTCGGAATGTTCACGAACATTGAGCGGAAGTTGCCGACGCCTTTGCTCGCGCTGATCTGTGCGCGCAGCTCATCCTCGTCCTCTTCGGTCAGGTCCGGGTCGTTGGTGTAGAAGATGTATCCAGCATGGGCACCGTTGCTGTAGTACCGCCGGCGAAACAAGGTCGCTGCCTCGTTGAGCAACAGCGCTTGCAAGCCGCCCAGGTAGTCCGGCACGCCATAGATGTTCTGTTCTACGTCGTAATCCATAACGTGCTCGATCTCGTCCTGGTCGAAGTCCAGATACTTGTTATCCGGCAATAGCATCCGGAACCCACCATCCACTTTCACACGCATGTTGATCGTCGGCAGGTGCTGCATTTCCAGGACTTGGCCGAACACATTGGTGTCGCGATAGAAGTACGACTCCCCGAACACCATGTAGTCCAGGCCGGCCTGGCCCATAGTCTGTGTGCTGCAACCGGCCGAGGGGATGAACTCACGCAACAGCAAGTTGCGCTTGAACTTCGGAATGGCGCCGTGGTGCGCGTTGGCGCGCAGCAGCTTGGCCAGGCCCGGCCGCGACACCGGCGGCTTGTAAATTTCGCCGTCGTCGCTGGGGAACACTCCCAGGTATTCCCCGATGTTGCCGGACAGCACCTGTTCCGGCTCGCCGAACGTGAACGCCCGCATGGGCTGCTGGTGACGCGCTTGTTGGGCGACCTGGCGTTTGTTGTGTCGTGGCTTGCGCATTGTGTCCGCTCGTGAGGTAGCGGCTACGGCGCCGCTTATTCGTGTTCAAGGGTTCATTGGCCAAGGCGTGCATGATGGCCCAGGCGATATCGGCGTGGCCGGTGGCGTCAGTGCGTGAGGCGCTGTAGGTAATCTGGCCGCTGCCGGTGGCACCGCGCTTGATGGTCAGGAAGGCCTGGGCGATGTCCGTCCAGCCCGCGTCCCATTCAATGCGGCTGCCCTGGATGGTGTCCTGGGCTTTGAGCACCAGGGCGTTCTTAGCTTCAAGGCTGTAATGGATCGGCGTCGCCTTCGCGTAGAAGTCACGCACCAGGTCGAATACGCCATAGCCCACGCCGGTGACGTCGATGCCGATGTGCTGAACGTTGAAGCGCTCCGTCAGCTTCTTGACCTGGGCGGCCTGGTAGGTGAACGAGTGCCCACGCCAGCTGTGCTTTTCCAGGATCCGGAACTTCGCCCCGGGTTCGAGTGGCGGCGCGATGACCACGCATGTGGCGTCGTCGCGGGTGCGGCTCGGGTCGTAGCCCAGCCAGACCGGGCTGTTGCCGTATGGCCGGTCATCATCGGGCTTGTAGTCTTCCCACAGCGTCAGGTCGGAGTAGCAGCGCTCCAGGTCTTTGAGGGCGAACGCGCTCTGTGTGCTGTCGATGAACTTGCAATAGAACAACTGCTGGAATTTGTCCTCGTCGTACTCCAGTTGCAGCTGCCCCAGGTCGAACAGATCGCAGCCGCCGGCGATCGCGTCGTCCAAGGTAATCGTCTTCCGCCATTGGCCGTCCGGACACAGCGCGCCCTGGGTGTATGCCGCTTCGCTCGGCCAGGTCCCGCCCGCTTTCTTGCCGCGTTTGCTGTTGCGGAACTCTTCACCGGACCAGAACGGGTACGCCTGGTGCGATACCGCGCTGGGCGTCGAGAAATAGGTTTTGCGCCATTTCTTGTGGGTGCCCATGGCGCTGGCCACGGTGCTCAGTTTCTCGAAGTCGCGGATCCAGAAATATTCGTCGACGTAGACATGGCCGTGATAGCCCTGGGCGGTGCTGCTGTTGGTGCTGAGGAAGCGCAGCTCGGCGCCGTTGCTGAGAGTGATGGGGTTACCGGTCAGCTCGATACCGAACCATTGCTGAGCGAAACCGACGATGTAGCTACGGAAAATTTCCGACTGCGCTCGGCTGGCCGACAGAAACACCTGGTTATCACCGGTCAGCACCGCGTCCATGAACGCCTCGCCGGCGAAGTAGTAGGTCAGCCCTACCTGGCGACTTTTCAGGACGTTGCGGATCCGCCGCGTCAGTGGGTTCTGTTTGGCCTCGAACAGCTCCTGCTGGTAGCGGTACATCTTGGAGATGAACCTATCCAGGAAATCGACTTCGGTCAGGCCGCTGATGTCGTTCTTGGCTTTCTTCTCGCGCTTCTTGCCGCTGCCTTCGCCTCGGCCTGATCGTTCACCACGCGAGCCTTGGCGACGTTCCTGGGGCTCGGCCGGAGACTCGCCGATCGGAGCCGGTGAAGGCTTGGCCGCTTGCTTCAATAGCCGCTCGCGCACCGTTGTCAGACGGTCCAGTTCGTTGAGTTCGTCTTTGGTCAGGCTGGTGGCTTTGTCCAGTAGCAGGGTGATGCGCCGCCCTACAGCCGTCAGCGGTTCCTCATCGGACAGCATGTCCTCCCAACCGCCTTGGCGGATCCAGT